CGCCGTGATCTGCCCCAAAGCCGCCGCGTCAGTGCTGGCAATGGCATTACCAAGCCCGGTCAGCCGGAACCCGCCCATGGGGATGTTTGCCTGCGCCGGCGATTGCCCATCGCGCGCCATGCTTTGCGTCAAGGCGGTGGCGATGTCGTCCATCTCGGAATTGACTGTCGCCGCCGTGATGATGGTGCCCGCCGTATATGGCGACACCGCGCGGTTATATGTGCCGGAACCGTTACGCGCCATGCTGCGTGTTCTCCATGACAGAATGCCCGCTTTGTGCTATGGGCGGGGGATGACAGACTTAGAAAAAGCCATTGCGGCCTTTGGTGTGTTGTTTTTCGGCGGCCTATTGCGGCTGCTGATTGACCGATGGCGCGAGAAGCGCCGCCGCAAGTCCGGGGCCGCCGAGGGGCGCAATTTGCCGCCCGGCACTCACCGCAATATCAGGCCGATTGCCTAACAGACTAGCCTGCAAAAAACGTTGCATCGGGCTGGTGTAAAGCGCAGCAGCGCCAGCGCCACCAACGACTGCGCCGGGCGCCATTCCGAGAAATGAAGGCCCGCCTAACAATGCCCCGGCAAGCGCAGCCCTTTCAGTCGTGCCGCTGTCCGGCAATGTCCGAGGCATAACCGCCGCCGCAGCATCGCTCAAATCCTGCATCAACGCATCACCGCGCGCATATTGGCTACGGCGCGGCCCGCCGCTGGTCATAGCTACGGCTTGGTTGAATTGAAGCGGCGTAAAAATGCCCCCCCGCGCGCCAGTCGAACTTGCGGCTTTTTCCATGCGGATATACTGAGCATATGCCCGATCTGCCGCTTGCACCTCTGGCGCAACCTGCGGATTAGTTCTGATAAGTAACCCGCGAAAGGCGCTTTGCGCTTCTGCTAAAGCATTGCCGAGGTTTTGATGATTAGGGTCCGATGAACGCAAATAGTTGCGAACTTGAAACCCAAGCTGCTCATCAATAGCCTTGAATGCATCGCCATTAATAGCGCCTTTTTGTAGGTAGGGGTTGATCCTATTTTTAAGAATTGCCGCAAAATCATCTTGCGCGGTTTGTGTGGTTGCCAATCGAGAGGCGTTAATCAAATCCTGCCCAAATTGAGCATCAGGACCGAAAGCCTGAATGCGCGGCAAAACCGCATCATAAGATGCGACAATCCGCTTATAAACCTCATCTACCAATTCGCGCCCTACCGGCGCGGCGTCGTCTACTTTCTGCCCAAGCGGCTCCAAGACGCGATTGGCAACCGCACGATTAAAGGATGCAACACCTTCCGCTTGCCGCCCGCGAATTTGCGCGCCGACAATCGGGATAGACCCCAACCCCTCCTCCACGCGTTGCGCGTATCCGCCTGCGATTTGGCCCGGCGTCAAAGATACGCCAGCCTCAGAAAGCGCAACCGCCTCCGGGCGCGCGGATGGCGCTTGGCGACCTTGCAGTAACCGTCCCGCGCCATAACTGACAGCACCGCCAGCCGCACCAGCGCCAGCGCCGATAAGCGCATTGCGCCTCATACCTTCGGCATAGTCGCCTTCCGTCACCGGTTGCAATGCGCCAAGCGTGGTGCCTTGAATGCCGCCGCTAACTACCGCTGGCGCCAAGCGTGTCGGGGCGGCTACCATGCCCGCCGGCAATGTGGAAACCACCTGTCCGCCAATGCGCGCCCAATCAATACCGGGATCAGGCCCGCGTGATGCTTGATAGGCTCGCTCGCGTTCGGCAATTCGCGCGTTAGCCTCTGCCGCCGTTTCCATCGGCACGGTTGCGGCGGCTTGTTCCATGATTGGCGCGATGTTTGGATTGCGGCGCAAAAAATCCATAACCCGGTTTTCGCGGCCTTCGTTCACATTGGCGGTAAGCTGCTCGGCGCCTCGAAAGATGTCACCTAGGCCGGTGGCGAAACGCTGCCCAAAAGATGCGCGCGGCGCAGCGGTCGCCGCTGGCGCGGGTTGCGTTTGCATAGCCTGTGCCGCCACACGCTGCATGACATCGGGCGCCGTGTCTTGAGGAAATTCAATCACCCGGCCATCAGGCAATTCAACCTCAATCATTGCGCAGGCTCCAATTGATTGGTTTGCGGATTCCAACGCATCCGGCTTGTTGGGCGCGGCGGCGGCGATGCTTCGCCCCTACCACCCGGCCCGGTTGTGCTTGGCAATTCCCCGCGAAGCTGACCGCCCGGCAATTCCGCCGCGATTGAAGAAATGATCTGCTGACGGGCGCGGGCCTTTTGTTCAATAACCTGCGGCCTATCAAACGGCGTCGGAAAGAACCTCTCGGCAACGTCCAAAACTTCGCTTGGCGTCATTGCAGCGCCCGTTTCTTTGCGAAGCACGCCAGCCGCAAACAAGCGAGCGGCATTGAAATACATCTGGTCATTAGCGCTGGCGCCGTAATTGACCGGAACCGATGGAAGGTTGCGATAGGCCAGCAACATGGCGTTGCTTGGCACACTCACCCCGCGCAACACCTCGTCGCCCATTTTCATTTGCGCCCCGAAGAAATTGCTTCGGGATTGCGCCTCGGTCAGCCCTTGCGTGCGAGGATCAGCCGGACCGCCCGGCATCGGCTCAATCAAGCCATCAGCGCGCCATTGGTAGCCCGCCGGCGCCGCGCGCATCCGTTCAAAGCCCGGTACGGCGGCAGGGGCGGCTGGCATGGCGTCTTGCGCTGTTGCAGGACCCGCCGCGCCACCTTGCGGGGCTACGGCGCCCGCTGGACCGCCCGGCTGCGATACCGGCGCAGTCATACCTTGCGGGGCGGCAGGCGCTTGCCCGTCCCCCGGTTGCGGTAGGTCGCCCATATTGCGGGGCACCCGCACCGCCACTTGCCGATTGCCTGTCGGATCTGTGGGGTCATTCACAAATTGGATTTGGCCCTCAGAAAGCGCCTGGAAAGCGCGCTGATAAACCGCCTGTTCATCCGGCGTTGCGTTGCCTGCCCGAATGCGCGGCGCCAGCGTCAAGACGATGTTGTTGTATTGCGCTTCCATGCTGTTGCCCGCGAAAGGCATGGGCGGGGCGGCAGGCGCAGCCGGCGCGCGGCTGGCCCCGGCTAATTGAAGCCTAAACCGCCGTTCTTCCTCACGATCTTGCAGCCGCAAGGCGCGTTCTTCCTGATCCCGCGCTTGCTGGAATAGCATCTGCGCCGTTGCCCGGACGCGCGGGCTACTGGAAGACATGCCCGCGATGATTGCTTGCATATTCACACCACCGCCCGGCTGCGCTGCGCCACCTGCCGGCACGGGCGGGGGCAATGGCATTCCCTGTGCGGCACCACCCTGCCCAGGCTGCCCAGGCGGGTTCATCAGCGCTTGCGCCATGGGCGGCGCCTCTGCGCCAAGCGGGATCGGCGGAGGCAGTGAACCCGGCGGCGTTGCAAGGGCGCTTTCTGCCGCGGGCGCTTGACCCTCAGGCGCGGCGGCAGGCATCCCGCCGCCCATCAGCGCCCGCACCTCTTCTTCTTCACGGGCGCGTTGCGCGTCGGCAATGCCCCGGATGCGCTCGTCTTCCTTGTAGCCCATGTAACCGGCAATCAGCGCTTGCCCCATCTGCGCCAGCCCGCCCGCGTGGCCCCCGACATTGCGCGGCTTCACGGCTTGCTCAAGCAACCCTTGGGCAAGCCTTTGGCGTCTAGCAGCGGCTGCCAATTCCGGGTTTTGCAGGAAGAGCGCGCTTTCGCCGCGACCAAAACTTTCGCTCATGGTTTAACGCCTTCTCGGGGTTGCGCTTGCGCTTGTGAGGGGATTACCAAACCCACCGCTTGCCCAACCGCCAAGCGCCGCCGATCCAAGGCCATACAACCCTGAAAGCTGCGTCTGGTAATTCTGCATTCGCTGGTTGTATTGGTTTTGCAGCGCCGTTTGCTGCATCCCAACCGCGCCCAGGTAATCAGTCGGCGCCACGTTCGTCTGCGGCGTGTTCACAAAGGAAGGCGACCCCACCATCTGCCCGGTAAGCAGCGCCGTTGCTTCGTTGATCGGCTGCCCGCGCAAGGCAAGCTGCTCCTGCAAGCGTTGTTGGCGCAGCGCCGCCATGCGGTTTTCTTCCTGGCCAGCCGCGCCAACAATCGCAAGGCGCTGATCGGCAACTTGCTGCTCGTATTGGTTCATCGCGTTGCGGTAAGCCTCAGAACCAAGCATGATTCCTTGATTGGCAAGGCGGTTTTCCATTGCCGCCCGGTCCCGATCAAGCTGCGGTTGCAAGCGCTCCATCAGTGCGGTTTCCACCGCATTGCGGCCCATTGCCGTGTCGCCATACGCGCCGGGATCAAACTCGAATGGCCGGCCAAGTTGCTCTTGCACCGCGCCAAGCTGCCGCACCGCCGCCGTGCCGTAAAGCGATTGCGCTTGGTTAGAAAGGTTCAGCGCCTCTTGTTCAGCAGGCGATAGCGTTTGCGTGGCGGTAAAGCGCGGCGTCCCGTCCGCCCAAGTGCCCGCCTGGGCATATTCCAAGTTGCCATAAGGCGTGTATTGATTAACCGCATTCAAGCCGAATTGCGTAACTGCGGTTTCGCGATTGGCCGTTGCTTGCGCTCGCGCCGTGGCGGCAGGATCAGGCGCGGGCGGCGCGCTCGGTGCCCTCTTACCCATGATTGACAGTCTCCTTATACCACCGCGACCGCTGCCATTCGCTTCGCAACATCGCGCAGATTATCGCGTGAACCTTTGGCCCGAAATGATGCCGAAGCGTGGCCTCGGGCTTCAATCCAATGCCCTTGTTAAACCGCAAGGCGCGCCCCGCATTGTGCGGGCTGGCAGCCCATAGCTTGTTTGCGCCGGCCACCGTGAAGGCATAGCCAAAGATGCCTGCCAAGGCTTCGCGGCCTGCCCAGCGTGGCGTCTCCGCTGCGATGGATGCCTGCAACGTGCGGGCTTGATCTTGCCAGTCGTGAAACACCACAACCGCCGCCACATGATCGCCGTGCAGCACCGCCGCCGCCTGGCATGGGCCAAACCCATCAGCCCCGACATGCTCAATGCGGCGCCCGCACCATTGCGCCAGGGCTTCATTCTCGCGCGCATCGCGTGGCCAGAATAGCGTCATAGCGCGGTCGCCTGCGCTGGTTCCATCAGCACGTCAAAGGCGCTGACGGCCATCGTGGCGCCTTGGCTTGTCATCTTCATTCGCACTGCCGCGCAGCGCCCCAAAGCGTGAACGCCGATCCATTGTTGCGTCACCTGTTCCCCATCTGCGGCCCAGACATCAGCATCCCAAACCGCCGCATCCCAAAGCGCGCCGAAAACCGTAAAGCTAGGCGAACCGATCGGATCGCGGTTTCCAAAATCCACATCAAGCGTGATGCGCGGAACGGGCGCACCGTTAGAAAGAAATACCGGGCGCAGCATCGTGAACCGCTTTAGCCCGCCACGATCCTTGAAGTATTGAAAGGCGGTTTTCATGTCCGCCTGAATGTCTGCGCCGTTGTCCGTTCCGCCGACATCCGCCCGAAAAACCCGCGTCGAGCCGCCAAAATAGATTTCATTGCCCAGCATAGACCATGAAAAGGCGTTTTGCCCCGTAAAGCGGCACCAAGCGCCCGTAATCGTGTTCATCACAAGCTGAACGCTTTGCGTTGCCGAAATCGGCACGTTGAACAAGCCCCAATTGCCAGCCGGATAACTAATGGCTTGCCAGCCGAAATTCGTCCGGTATGCCCGCACATATGTCGAGAATAATTCCCGAATGCGGTCAGTAATGGTCGCGGTATTTGCGGCGGCGCGGTCCACATTGATAGCCTGCAAAAGCGAAATCACGCCATCATCCGTAATCAGCGCAGCATCGCCGCCAACTCGAAGGAATGCTCGATCGCCAATCGGCGCCCCAACCCGAAAGACGCCAATCAAGGCCCATTCGGAAGCCGTGCCAGGATCAGTGCCCTGGTAGATGGCGACTTCGCCCTTGTCAGAAACGAAAGCCAGAAAATCATCCGGCCCGCTGCCGGCGTCTTGCGAAAGCGGAATGATGGCTTTCACCTTGCCGCCCATGCGAAACACAGCGCCAAGCGGGAAGGCGGTGGAATTGCCTGCGATTGCCTTGGTGGCCAGATAATAGGCCGTTGCGCTGTCTTTCTCGATCAACCACAAGCGTTCTTTGTGGGAAGCCAAGCCAATGATATTGGATGAAGTGACGCCCGTAATTGAAGGCGTGGTCCAAGTGCTGCCATCGTAGGCGCGCATTGCATCGGCGCCATTGCAACACACAAGGAACGTCCCGCCTGACGTGGTTTTCACCACATGCTGCCAGCGCGCGTTTGTTAGGCCCGACACCACCGCCGCGCCAACCGCGCCCGCCGTGGTCACGTCATAAATGGCGGTTCCAGACGCGGCAAATAGCTTATTCGTGCTTCCACTGGAATACTGCATTAGACTTTCGACGCTGCCTGGAAGGCCCGTCACATGGCTTTGATGCCCGCGCCGCAGTGCCACGTCATTCCCGCGCGGGAACCAGTTATCAAGCATGATGGCGTCTGCCGCGTCCATAGACGCCAGCGCATCGCGCGCGTTCAAGCCTTGCACAGGGGGCGGGATAGACACCACCCGCGCCGTGCCAGCGCCTTGCCGTGTGGGGCGGATCATAGCGGCCAAGATCCGTCTTGGATGCTCGGCACGCGCGGCGCCGGGTCATATTCCCCGCCCAGGCTGACCGTGCGCTTGCCACCATCACGCCCTATGGCTTGGTTTACCTGCACCTGATATTCCTGCATTTCGTCATTGTATGTCAGGCGGTTGCGCTTCAGCCATCGCCAGATAATGCCAAGCGTGATCAATTCTTCATTCAGAAGCGCCGTGTTGGCGTCATTCGTCCATGCGTCAGCCTCGCCAAGCCCGTCGCCATTCGTGTCAACCCAGAAGCGCGAGACATATTCAAAACGCACATTCTCGCCCGCCGGCGGGTTTGGGATGATTAGGAATGCGTTACCGCGTTGGCGGAAATGCAACCACGGCGGCCCGACAAGCGAAGCCTTTAACTGCTGCCATTGTTGCGGGTCAACCGGCCCGATCAAACTCCGGTTTTGCGTGTAATTCCATGCGGTTTCATTTATGAAACGATCAAAATCAGCCGGGATTGCGCCCGGCTGCGTTTCGGCTGCAACTGTGGTGAAGCTGCTTTCCTTTGTCAGGTTTTGCCATGCCACCCGCCGCGCCAATTCGCGCCCCTCTTGCGTAGCCAAGGCGCGCATAACGCGGATGTTGTCATCACCCGACGACATGACCGCGCCCGGCATTGGAATGCCAAGCCTATCGCAAGCCGTTTGAACCAGCGTGAGTAGTGACATTTCCGCACCCCTTAGCCAAGCGCCGCCGCTACGCCTTCCGGCTTCCGGCTGCGCTTTTTGTCAGCTTCTTTGGCCATTTCGTCGGCCAATTCAAGCGCCACGTCGCGCTCTTTCTCCAAGGCTTCCACCTTTTGGCGCAGCGCCGCCAATTCTTCCGAGACCGGCGCCAGATTGGCCCGCGTATCAAGCAAGGCCTTGGCCTTGGCGCGCATTCCGATGATGCCGGGGATCGGCAGCTTATTCAGCGCCGCTTCTTCCGCATTGGCCAAATCTTCGACGCTGCGGATTTCAACCTGCGCCAAAACGCGGACCATTTCTTTCGTAGCGAATGGCGCAGCGTCCAAAGGAATTCCGATAACCGGTGCATCTTGGCCTTCCTTCCAGCGTTCGTAATAGGGCTTGATCACTGCCCAAATTTCTTCACCAACCACGCCCTTCTTCAACCGTGACACCTTTTCGGCAACGGTTGACCGCATGGAATCACCCCTCTTTACCCACCGCACCCAATCGGCGGCTTTCATATCGGCGCCCTCGCCGCTGTATTCGGTCCAAAACTCAATCGGCATTATGGCCACGGGTTCGCGGCTTTGTCCGGTTCCACTCATAAGGTCATCTCCAAAAGAAAGGCCGGGGATTGATTTCCCCGGCCCCGTTGATCATCAGATCACAACACCCTGGATCGAATAATTCAGGATGCCAGGCGCCGTGCCAGCGCCAGCGCCGCGCGCCGTGGTCAGGAAGATGCCATCACAGGTAAAGGAACCCGCAGTGCCATCATCGTCAAGCTGCCCAGCCGTGGCCGTGGT